CTCCAATACCGTGTTTTCTAAGAGGTTACGCGTCCTCTGTTTTAGTTCGGTTAGTCATTCAGACCCGTGAAGCGCCCACGAAAAATTAAAATGGGCTGGGTCAATCGTGCTTCCTTCGTAGCCGGCGTAAAACTTGTGAACATCATCCTCATTAATGAGGACGTATTGTCGATAGGCTCGAACAATAGTGCTGGTTGAATCTAGCACTTTAGGTTGTTCACAAAAAGATTGAAAAACTCCACGCATATGGTGGAAAAAGTCCAAATCCCCATAACTCATTATGAAGAGAGAGAACAGCTTAGAGATGTAAGCCTCGATATCTAATTTTCTGATATCATAGCAAACTGAATAGGCTAATCGAGCTGTTGGAAAAACTGGGATCCAGATACCTCTTCTAAATCCAAAAGAGGCCCCTAGGAAAGTTATTCCATGGAGAGGATCTTTGTCAGTTTTATAAGCAACATTTAAAAATTTAAGTCGCAAACAAAATTTCATGAGAATGGATCTAAGCCATTCCTCATCCAACATTTGTGAAAAGTCTTCAGTAAGTCCCACAATATTGTCGTCTCCAAAAATTTTGATATAGAGAGAGGAGACTGAATCAATATCGGGGTAAATCCCAAATTTATGATGATAAGCAAGGCAAAGGAGTAAAGACATAAGAATAATGTGCATTCTAATGTTGTCTAAAGTTGTGCTCCCTGACCCACTCGGGTTCCCGAGTTTTTTGAGAATAACATATCCATTAGGAAGACGAATCATAATTTCAATAAGGTTACGAGCAACCCATTCAAAATCCTCTTCATTTTCGCGATAAAGTCCATACTTAACCAAAAGTTCCCGATGGTTGTTGTAAATGAACTTCATAAAAGCGATGAAGACATCCCAGCCTGACATATCAGATGCAAAGACGGCCCAATATTTGAGCAGATTAAGTGCCAAATCATGAAATCCTCCATTGTAGGGATTAAAACCATAAGCAGACCACTTAAAGTTTTTATAACGATCCGATAAACGGATAGTAAATCTTTTTTGTTCCCAAAGATACTCAAGAGGAGGAATCTCAAAAATTCTGACTTTCCAGTCATTTATATCTTCCATTGGGAGAACTTCCTCTTTCCCTTTTGAGTCCCAAATCATAGGAAGTCTTCTCCTATTTGCTCTCATAAACTGATATAATTTGGATTCAACATATTGTTGTTTACTTCGGTACCCCATGTATGTGG